CACCGCTGGCGTGGTTACTATTTTCGACGCAGACTTGTAAGGGGTAAATTATGGCAAGCGAAAAGATTAAATATCTTGAGCATCCAGTGGATGCGGAAATCAAGAAAGAGTGGCGCGAAAAGGGATACAAGATTATTGATTCCCAATTTGAGCCAAAATCAGAAAAGGCCGAAAAGCCAAAAACTGATAAGTAAAAGTTTCGGGGGTTCGCCCCCGTTATTTTCAAGCGCATTCGATGAGTGTGTTTCAAAATAAACCGAGGTGAAAAAATGATAATTGTAGAAGATGGCACGGGGTTATCTAACGCGGTTGCATACTGCGACTATGCCTATTTTCACAACTACGTCACGATTCGCGGATTACAGCACTCGCACAGCGTTGAAACAATTGAGGCAGCTTTAGTTATGGCCGCTATTGATTGGATTGATGGGGAGCACGAATTCGCTAGCTATAAATTAAAAGAAACTCAGTCGTTAAAATTTCCGCGCACTGTGTTTGGTTTCCCCGCAAATATAAAAGAGGCAAACGCGCACGCGGCATGGTTGCAGCTGAATAAATTACTGTTCCCAGATTTGTCGCTGGTTAGCCAAAACGGCGACATTGAGAGCGAATCAAAGCAGCTTTCAGTGATGTCAAAATCAGTAACCTACGCAAGCGGAACCAGCCAAAAATATTCTCGGGTGCTTCCGAAAAGTTTGCGGTTATTGCTTCGCCCTTATTTATCATTGTCCGGCGGCGCAGCAGTTAGGCGCGTATTATGAGCACGCTACCGCAAGAGTTTATAGATTTAGCAGCCGAGCTAATCGGTGATGAATTTGCGGCCTTTGCTGATGACTGTGTTTTACTGAATGCTGCTGGGTGGAATAACGCAACCCAAGTCGCCACAACCGAAACGCAAACATTAAAGGCAATCCGCTTAGACTACAAGACGCGTGATATTAACGGCGAGAGCGTGCAAATTAACGATTACATGCTTATTGCGCAGTATCAGCTAATAACGATACCAGTTCGCTCAGACTCGACAACATGCACGTTTAATGCTGAGAAATTACAGATTAAAAACGTGACTATTGATCCGGCTGGCGCGACCATAATCATGCAGGTTCGCAGATTATGATCCGAGTTATTGACAGCCAAAACTTAAACGGGTTTCTCGATGAATTTGTTCTTGAAGAAACAAAAAAAACCGCTGTCTTTATTGATACTGCTCTCGTATTGCAAACGCCAAAAGACACAACACAGGCGGCTAGTTCGTGGAATGTTTCTTTAGTTGCGGCTGATAACTCAAAAGTAAATCACGGATCACCAGCGGCGGCGATTAGTGATGGCGAGGCAAAGATAAGAAGCGCACAGCCTTACAAAAGAATTTTGATCCAAAACATGCAGCCCTACATTGGGCGATTGAATAACGGGTGGTCACTAAAGGCACCAGCCGGATACGTTGAGAGAATTATTTTACAGGCGGCGAATCGTTGAGAATATCCTTAGGCCAAGTCGAGAAAGATTTAACTGATTATCTCGCGGCGCATTTGCCCAGCGGCATAGTTGCTGCTCGCGTTTGCTGGCCTAACGCACCATTTACAACCCCGACTAATTTGCCGTGGTTGCGCGCAACAATTGGATCACCGGTTAGAATCGACAAAGATGCGGCAAACAGTTTTCGGATTTATCAGGGTTTCTTTTACGTTGATGTTTTCTATCCGAAAAAAACAGGCTCGGTTGCTGCTATGAATATGGCCGAGTCTATTGCGTTAAGCTTTGACGGGGCTGCTATGCCTTATACTGTTTGCCTAAGCGCTGAGCCGGAAGTGATCGGTGCCGAGGCCGATACGCCGTGGTATCACGTACAAGTAATCTGTTTATACCAATATCAATCTATTACCGGAGTTTAAAAAATGGCACTAACACCGACGTCAGTTCCTAATTCTGCTTTATCAAAACGCGATACTTTTTTGCTTACGTCTTTACAGACAGCGTACGGCGCAATCAACACCAGCCCAGTTTTTGAAACTGTTCGCCGTGTAAGCGGTGGCACTTTAAAGACTGTTAATTACACGCAATCTGGCGAGATCATCCAGGGCTACAACCCGCAAAACCAAGTGCAAAGCGGTATTGATTTAAGCTGCGCATTTGAGACCGAGGCGAGCAAGCAAACGATTAAATATTTGATCGAGGCGCTTTACGCAGACGATACTGCATACACCAACACGGCGGCAACTTATGCGGCTTTGGTAAACGGTTTTACAGTACCCGCTGGCGCTTATGCTGCGCTTAATGTCGGGGATGGGTTTTGGGTGTCCGGTTTTGCAGGCTCAACTATTAACGGATTCTATTTTGTTGCGTCAAAATCCGGCGGAACTACGATTGTAACCACTATCGCCCCCGCTGCCACTGAGTCGGCAGGCGCAACGGTTACTCTTAAGTCAAACCGTTTTATTAATGCAAACGAGCCTTTCTATCGCACGTTTCAAACCGCTACGACTGATTTAAGCGCGACTGATGACGTATCACGCCACACTGTATACGACGCTATCCCTAACACCGGTTCAGTTTCAATTCCCGAAGATGGCGCGGTAACGGGGTCATTTGAATACATGGCCGAACGTGAAAACTCAAGCTATGAAGCAATCGCAGGCCAAACCGTTACCGCCGCGCCTACTGACTTGGTTGTAAGTGCTGTGGATGGTGTTAAAGCGTTTTACGTCAACGGCCTGTCGGCAACTTGCATAATGAAATCAATGGATGTGAGTATATCTTTAGCTCAAGCTGGCGATAATGCGGCGGCATGCGGCAAGAGATACTCGCGCGGAACCCCAGAGTTTACAGGTTCGGCAGTATTGCGCGCCTTGCGTGATGCACCGTTTACGTGGCGCAACTACGCACACGGCGGCACTCGCGTTTCAGTGGCGTGCAGAATGGCGCATGGTGGTGGCGATGAGACAGTGATTGTATTTACACGCTGTGTAGTTACAGAAGCTACACCTGATTTAGATGCTGACATTGTTACTACTTCCGCATCATTCAGCGCCGAACTAGATCCAGCCTTGGGTTACAGTGCCGCCGTATTCACAAACTGGACTGTTTAAGATGCAGCTAAGCGCGTTTAAAGAGTGTGTCAAGAAGCAAAATGGCGGATTTCCTTTTGTTTTGGGGACTGCTACTTACACTTTGCGGCGATGGGGGACGAAGGAGTCTGAAAAGTTTCTCGTATCCCTGCGCCGCGAGCTTTACGGCGCGTTTAGCGACTCCCCAGAATACTTTCCTGAGATTATCGCACATTGGCTTGCAGGCTATGGGGTGATGGATTGGGATGGAGTCATGCAAGATAGCGGCGAGCTAATCCCGCACACCGAAGCAGTGGCAAGGCAGGTGTTTTTAGACCAAAGCTATTGGCTATCGCTAAATATGGAATTATTCGCAGCCGCGCAAAAGTTTGAGAATTTTCTCGAAGATGTTGCTAAGGAGGATGCGGAAGATTTAAAAAAGTAGTGGCGTGGGTGTTTAACGAAAACAACACCTACGAGACTTGGCGAGACGCAAAAAAACTTGGCGGACTTGATAAGTTGGAAGCTGCCAGACCCAAAGTAAAGCCGTTGATTTATGAGTTTTACAACGCATTTAGTTGTTTGCGCCGTGAAGCCGAAGATATGAAAATACTAAAGCGCACAGATATTGAAAGCGCGGTAGAAACGATATACTACGAACAAGACAAAGCTGTCGAGATCATCCAAAAAGCTGATGATTACTATTTGAAACTTTGCGCTGCAAAAATTAAACGGATGGCCGCGAAAAAATGACAACTACCGCAACCCGCACAATCCGAATAATAGTAGATTCCTCTAGCTCAGAGAGGAATATCAACCAGATAAACAACCGCCTAGATCAAACCACTCAGAACACAAACCGCGCATCATTTGCCATGAATAAACTGGCCGCTGCTATTGCTTCGGTGGTGTCTGTTTATTCTGCAATGAATGCTGTAAAGGGTATCGCGGCGATTGGTGACGAATACGCAAAAATTGCCGGCCTGCTTAGAAACGCCACCGAATCACAAGAGCAATTCAACGCAGCTCTAGCAATGTCAAAGCAGGTTGCAGAATCAACCCGCGCATCTCTTACGGGCACTGTTGAGACATTTTCGGCGCTTAACCGTGTAACGCAAGGAACAGGCAGAAGCCAGCTAGAGCTATTTGGAATTCTTGAAACTATCAACAAGTCAATTGCGCTCACCTCGCCAAATGCCCAGAGTGCGGCAGCTGCGCTAACGCAATTCGGTCAGGCGCTAGGTGGTGACTTTAAAGCTGGCGCGCAAGAGCTTAACTCGATATTAGAGCAGGCACCCGGACTTGCTGAGGCGGTGGCGAGAGGCCTTGGGGTGCCGACTTCCGCGCTAAAGAAAATGGGTGAGGAAGGCGAGCTTTCGGCTGAGAAAGTTTTAGACGCACTTAAAAAAGTTGCTGATGACGTTGATACTCGATTTGAAAAAATACCTAAAACCGTATCGGGAAATTTGCAATTAATTAAAAACGACTTGCTAGTTACTTTTGGTGAAAGTGACGTTGCCTCACCGCTGGTAAGCTCACTTGAAGAGCTTAGGGATACGCTAAGAGATCCGGCTGTAAGAGAGGGGCTTATTTCTCTCTCCTCGGCATTAATAACAATCACAGGATGGGCGGCTAAAGCTGCGTCAACATTTGCAGCGCTCGG